ATCACACAACGCCACGAACGGCACCAGCTAACAAGTATAATTATTTAGATGCATTCTAAATAAACAAATGTTTATATAAGATTTTTTGCGTACGTTTTTAGACACGAAGAACAAAGGAATAACAACCCCTCTATTTATAATTAATCTAAATTGTACAATTGTTCACAACTTTAAACATATATACTTGCATATTAATAAAAAAGTATATGAATCAATATAAGCCGTTCTAAGCGACTCTATACCCTTTCTAGTATTACACCCTTAAAAACTCTAGATGTTATAACACATCAAATATAGGTCTTAACTCATTGATAATCAATCACTTGCATACATTTACCCCTTTTACCCCTTATTAACAATGATTGTTAAAAACGTGTCAAATTGTCATAAAAATTAATTAAAAAAAGTTTGTAAACGCTTATAAAATAACAGTAAAAAATTGTAGTTTTTAGGTTAAAAGCTCGTAACTTATTGATAATTAGGGTATTAATTACCACTTTTTTTATCCAAAAATCGCCAACTTTACACCAAAATAGTACTGACATACTGACATTTACACTCCTAAATCATTGATTATCAAGCACTTACAAATCATTTCATTTAATTAAATATCCTTATACTTGTAGTATCAAACAAAAACAAATAAGACACATGAAAAGCAAAATATTTTTTAAGATGTGGTACTACATAAAACGCCACCAATTAACAAAAAGCCACGCATTAAAAAAAGCGTGGGACTTTTACAAGGGCAACGACAAAGGCACCGGAATTTTAGAAGTATGGAACGGCAAACGATTGAAGAATGTAGGCAAACCAAATCAACACCACTACCGAAGAGATGGGCGACTTTATACAGTAGTACGCACAAAAATGGGCTTAGAACATAAACTTTCTGATGTATTATATAAGACAATTAACAACAGTAGTTGCAATTTGTCAAGTCGAATGAGCAAGAACGCCAACCCTACTAGAGCTTGGAACATGACTAGAAATTTTCTAACATATCAAAGAAGTAAAGGGTACGCAGTTTGTTGATAACTTTGTTAATAACTAACAAAAATATAAGACAAATTACTGTCATCA